AATAAAGGAGGATAAGAAAATGAACACAGAAATAGAAAAGGCTCTTAACGAGTTTAATGAAGTAATGGCTGAACTCCGTGAATCCACGGTTCTCAAGAATACAATGGACACTCTTGACCAAGAGGAAGAACTTGAGATGATGGATGAAGGAGAGGAGTCCGTCGAAATGGGAGACTATAAAGACGAAGAAATGAAAGCAGATGATGAAGACGATGAAGAAAAAATGGGTATGAAAGATAAAATGGGTAGTAAGGATGAAGAAATGAAGTCCGAAGATTTCCGAGAATTTGTAGAACACAAGTCCGAGGATATTGAAACTCTTGACCTTTCAAACGCAAACATCGAAAAGGCTTACGAACAATTTAAGGCTGAAAGAGAAGAGGCTCGTGCTTATGAAGTTATTAAGGCTGAATTTGAAGCACGATATAATAACGAACTTAAGGTTGAGGCTGATGCAATTGCTAAGTCAAAGTTTAATGCCGCAGACGCAGTTCTTTCACTTAAGGAAGAATTTTCACAACTCAAGAAATCTCTTGAGAACAATACAATCGCTAAGGCCGCAGAAGTCCAAAATGCTTCGGCTACACTAAGCGAGGACTTCTCCAACATTTCCGAAATGTCTTGGAATGAAGTTCACGAACTAATGGACAAATACAACAGAGGTGCTTAAAATGACAGGATATTTTAGAACAATTGAAGACTTAGAGCGAGCGACTTACGGACTATCCGGTGGAAGTGATAACTTAATGAAAGCAGTCACATCGGGTATTCATGTGGCTCACGATGGCGCACTTTCCGGTGGAGATGCTACTTTGTATAACTTGGTTTATGGACAAAAAGTTTGGTCTATGATTAACCGAGAAATTAACGCACTTTCAATGCTTCCTAAGAAGCCGTGGAAGTCAAGTGGTTGGAGAGTTTTGAAGGGTCGTTCTCTTGGTGGTAATCTTGATACTTTCGTGGTTTCGGATTTAGACGACCTTGGGGGCACAGCAGAAAACGCAAGTATTTCAGGTATTTCTGCAATTAACCCAACCTTTGCTAATCTTCACCTTTCGCCTAAGACTATTGCACACACTTTCGAACTTTCGGAAGTTGCTCAACTTCTTGGCGGAATGGATGACGGTATTGGAGATATTATGTCTACTTACCGAGAAGAAGTTGGTATTTCACACGCAGAAGCAATGAACAAGATGGTTCTTACTGACCTAACTTCATCAGGACTTACTGCTTCGGGTTATACTACTGAGGGTAATTCTTTGACTTCACTTTACCAAATTATTTCAACTTATGCAGAATTGAATGGAGTAAGTAATCTTGCAAACCCATTGACTATTTTTGGACAAACTCGTGCTTCGTCGGGAACAGAATTCCTTGAAGCATATGTTGATTCAAATTCGGGAACTGCTCGTAACTTGACTGTTAATATGCTTAATACTGCTTTGCGAAATTTGATGGCTCGTGGTGGACAACCAAAGGTTTTCCTTACTGGATACGACACCATTCAAGCATTAGGAGAACTTCTCCAAGCCCAAGAAAGATTCATGGGTCGAACAGAAGTTGTTCCTTCTCACAGTGGTATTAAGGGAGTTAAGGGAAGAGAAGTCGGATTTAAGGTTGCTACCTATCACGACATTCCTATCATTCCTTGTAAGGATATGCCAACAGGTGGAAGCGGTCTTTCCGATATTCTACTTCTTGACACCGACCATTTGTTTATGTGTACTATGAAGCCTACTGAATACTTTGAAGCAGGTATGAACACTAAGGAAGTTTTCGGTCATGGAAAATTAGGACACCGTGGACTTTACCGAACTATCGGTGAAACAATGTGTACTTATGTGCGTGGACAAGGCAAGTTAATTGACCTTCAATGAGGTGATTTAGTATGGCAAGCACATTAGCACTATTAAACGACCATCATGGACAAAGTTCACCTACGGTTATGGGACACCATTATTGCGTTGACGCTACACTAAATATTACTGATTATGTAGTTGCGGGAGAAGTTATTACAGCCGCATCTTTGGGATTAAGTAGTATTACACAGGCTATGATTTGTGGCTATGAATCAAACCTATATGTTCCTAAGATTAAAGTTGATACTGACGGAACATATACAAGTAGTAGTAGTATTACCCTTTTAGTAATAAACCCTAACGGGTCTACCGATGCTATGGAATTAGGGGTAGATGGACTTACTGATTTAGGAATGGTAAGACTACGAGTTTGGGGAACACTTTGAGGTGAACCCATGTTAAGAGTAAAAAATATCACAGGCGGAACTAAAACAATCTTTGGTGTGCAATACTTAGGTGGTTGCACATACGAAGTTGATGAGCGTTTGTTGGAATTTTTTGTTAAGAATAAATTTGAAATCTTGGACTCCGTTGAGGCAGAATCAGCACCGGTTGAAGAAACCGTTGTTGAAGAAGTCGATGAAACGGAAGTCCTTGATTTCTCTTCTATGACTAAGCGTGAATTACAGGCTTGGTTAAAGGAACAAGGTATTTCTTATAAATTATCCGACAGTAAAGCGTCTTTACTTAGTTTAACTGTGACAGAAGAAGAGTAAGGTTTAATACCTAATGCTTCTTAACGATAAATAAGAGGAGATACTATGCCAAATAATTCAACCAAAACCGATACTAGAACTCAAATAATTGCTTCCACAGGAGGTAGTTTTGAAGGGGTAAATATTTTTAATGGTGCTACGGCATCCGTTGTTTATATTTGTGACAACATAGCAGTAACGGAATTATTTCCGGCCACATATAATAACGACCCGACAGTTACAGTTGATGATTCTTCATTATTAAAAGTTGGAGATTTAGTTACAGGGGATGGAATACCAGTAGATACAAAAATTGCTTCTATTACCAATGATACTACTATCGAACTTACTAATGCCACTACGGGTGGAAGTAAAACTGGGGATTTAGAATTTGAACGATTAGAAAATACTTTGTGTAAATTTCATGTAGCCGCAGATACAACATATTTTTACCGAGGTTTTGGCCTTGTATGTAGAAATGGTATTAAAGTTGTAGCAACTGATTGGTCTAATTTAGAAGTCTTTACACTACACAATTGAGGTGGTGTAAATTCCTACAAATATTCCAGCCTTTCGAGATTTAACACTAAACAGCCAATGGGATATTCAATTGGCTAAAGAGTATATGGAAGATTTTATTACCTTAAGAAGTAAGGCAGACCTTCCGGGTTTTATATCAACAGACCATACAGGTAGTAGAGGTCTTCAAGGTTATGACGATGATACTTTTGATAGTATTAATCGTAAAGCCTTTGAATCATTAAAGAATAGTAAAATTATTGACTTCTATAATGAAACTGAGGCAGACCAAATAGAAGAAGCACTTGGAAAAACATTAAGGGGTGCAGAAGGCGACCTCACTTTACAAGATGCTTTAGAAGGTAAGGCTCGTAATTTCTTTACAACACTGGATTTGGAAAATCCTAATGTAATGAGAGCGATAGGTCAATATGGTTTTGCTCAAGCGATTTCAACAGGGGGAATGGTTAAGCCTGTTAAGGCTTTAATATTTAGTAAGAAAGATGAAATGGGTAGGCCCTTAAGGGATGAAATAGGAAACCTTGTTGAAACCGAAGATGCAAAAAATTGGAAAATGAGACAATTACTCATTGGTATAAAGGATGGTTATAATACCTATTATAGAGATGCAGCAGAACGCATGTTAAATGCGAATTATCCTACGGGAATAAAAGATTTAATCGGTAATAAAATAGAATTAACTGAAAATGAAAATAATGCTTTTGGTAGAGAATTTACTAATTGGTCTCAAAGCAATATGCCAGAAATTGCAGTAGATGAAAAAAGCGACCTAAGTGGTAATGTGTATTTTCAACTACCAAAGCCCGGAAAAAAATATATCATAGGAATTGATAGTCTTTCCGAGGAAGATGTAGGAGTAGTTTTAGATGTTATCCGTGAATTAAGTATAAGCAAATGGAAGAACCTTATGAGAAAGGCTGTAAATGGTTTAGTTAAATTAGAGGGTTTAAAGCCTCAAGTAAGAGGTATTACAGAAGAAGAATTGAAAAAAATTCTTGGTGGAGCCGCTAAGATTGAACAGGAATTAACACGAGAATTAAATGATTTAGTTGATGAAGTTGATGAAACGGGTATGCCTAAACAAATGCTTGCGGGTCGTAGAGGAACAAGAGAAAGAGTTACACCCGGAGATTTAAGTGGTGATAAGCCTAATTTTGAAAGAGATTTTAGAGGAGATGAACCGGATAAATTTTGGAATAGACAAAATCCTAAAAGTGTAGAGGAATATGGAAAGGTTGAACAGAACCCTGAATCTAAAACTACCTTTGACCCAGACAATCCAAGAGTTGAAAGAGATATTCAAATAATTGAAACTGTTGATAAGGATGATATTATAAACGCATTAGCACCTATTACTACATTGGATAAATTTATTGACAATTCTACCATAGATGTAAGAGTTAATAAAAAA